ATAGAACGCATACAGCAGAGAGACCAGAGTGGGCCGATACATGTCATGCTGGACTATGCTGACTTCAATTCAGCGCACACGAACAGGGCCATGCAGATTGTTGTGGAAGAAACTGCGAGGCTGACTGGTTACGATGCCGGCCTGGCCAAGAGGTTATCCAACAGCATTGAGATGACACAGGTCTGGTACAAAGGTGAGCACGTGGGAGACGCTCGCAGCACTCTGATGTCAGGGCACAGGGGGACGACATTCTTCAACAGTGTTTTGAACAGGGCGTATCTTCTCACTGTGGATGCTTCTGCAGTGGAGTCTTTGGACATGCTGCATACGGGGGATGACGTCTACGCAAGGGCGGCGTCCTATGACCAAGCATTTGCGTTCCTGAGGAGATGTGTCGCCGCGGGGCTCAGAATGAACAGGCTCAAGCAGTCTGTTGGGCATGTCACGGCCGAGTTCACCCGTATAGCGGTCGACGGCCGCGGTAACGGTGTGGGGTACGTGAGCAGGACCATCTCCTCATTTGCTGCGGGCAACTGGTACACTGACCACCTTCTGGACCCTCTCGAAGGGCTGCAGGGCATGGTGCAGGCCGCCAGGAGCTTGATGAACAGGTCAGGGAATGTCCATGCGTTTAAGCTGATGGTGGGTTCGGCCACTAGGGTGAGTGGTCTGGCCAGGAGTGATGTGGAGATGCTTCTGGCAGGAGAGCATGCCATCGAAGGGCAGCCTGCGTATCCGCGCGGGGGAATGTGGCTGAGTAGATCATTGGAGGTAGACTGTGATGAAGTCAGAGAGGTCGAGAGCAACCACCCATTTCTGCCGGGCGGGGCAACGCAAGACTACCTCAACAACCACGTGTCGCAGGTTGAGCTGTATGCCATGGAATTAGCGAACAGGTCTAGCATGAATGCCACGATGTTGGCGTCGAGCTATGGTAAATCGGTGAAGCTGGAAAGGATGGAAAGTGGGGCCAGGCTGAAGCTGGGGCTGCCAGTCAAGAAGTATGCGGGGACCACAACGACCGCGCGACAGCAGAGGCATTCTACCAAACGCTGGCGCCAGAGGGCTTACCGGGAAGGGACGGCTT